GCTCTTGGGCACGGTTGGCCAGCACCTGGCTCTGGGCGTCGTAGTCGGCATGGGCCTCGTCACGCTCTTTGGTCAGCTGTTCCTTTTCAGCCTGGTGCTTGGCAATCAGCTCCTCGGCCAAAAACTCCACCGCCTCGTGGTTGCCGGTTTTGGCCGCCTCAATCAGGGCAGAGCGGGAGTCCTCGGGCAGCTTGCGGAACTGGCGCAGCTCGCGGTAGCCGATACCCATGCGGGACATGGATTCGAGGGCCTCTTCGCCAAGTGCGCGTAGGTTTGCGATGTCTTCATCAACCTGTTGACGAGACCGTCCAAGCAGTTGGCAAAAGTCCTCCCAAGTCCCAGAAAACTGCTGACCGTCAGCAGTTGATTTGCCCTGAAGTGCCCGGTACAGCTTGTTTTCCTTGACGTAGGCCAGCTTGGAAGCGCTGACCGTCAGCGAAAATTTGGAAAACGCATCAGCCATCTGCACCTGCCCCAACAGCTGGTTAACCAGGTCACGCTCTTCGCTGTGCTCGGCAATCAGAGCACTGCCGGTGTTTTGCAGTTGACTCAGCGCTTTCTCATCCAGCGGTGCAACATCAACGGGCTCGGTGGTCGTGGTATTTGTACGGGCCATGGTCGTTCCTTAGTAGTGGCTGCCAGCGGCAACGCGCTGGTTGAGTTCGTGAATGCGGTTGGTAGCGCGGGCCATCTCGTCTGCATGTGCCTGGGCGATCTGCAGGGCGGCAACACTCAGGGCAAAGCGGCCGTTGTCCAGCTTCGTGGCAAAGCCCTCACTGATGAGGGTGTTCATGCAGCGGGTGACCGCGCTCGGCGGGATGCTCAGCGCCTTGGCAATGTCGCTGTTGCTCAAGCCGCTTAGCGTCTGGCCGCGCAGTGCCTTCATCACGCGCAGGCAGCGGGCGCCGCTCTCGCTGGTGCGGGCAAATTCCTTACTCATCGTCGTGCTCTCCAAGGTCGAGTTGCGGGGTCTTGTGTTGGGCAACGTTGCCGTGGTGCCAGCCCAGGCTCTCCATCGCGCACTGGATCGTGGCCAGGGTGTGGTCCGCATCCTGCTGGCCAGCGTGGAAGGCCAGCAGCGCGCCGGTGGTGGCGTGCAGCAGCACCTGCAGCTCTTGAATGTCAGTGGCGTCGCAGGCTTTGCCCGTTGGCATGTCGATCGCCAGCTTGCCGGCGCTGGCTGCCAGCCACTGGGTCACGTAGTGGCAGCCGCAGGCAGCTTCATAAGCGGGGATCATCACGGCAGGCATGCGGCCGCTGGCCAGCCACTTGTAAAGCGCCCAGTGGTTCGGCAATCCCATGCGCTCGGCAATGCGCTGTTCGCTCATGTTGTGCTTGACCAGGGCGTACTGCTTGCACAGCTCCATCGCGTGCAGCAGCGAGGTGGGTCGAGCGGTTTTCCAATTTCTGCGGATCATTGGAAGCCCCCGAAGCGTCTGCTGCGCGACTGCTCCAAACAAATACCGCTTTTGCCTATGGGCAAAAGCGTTTCAACGGGCATAGCCTTTTGATGTACATTCACAGCACGAGGAAGGCGGGCCATGACCGACAGAGCAACAGCGCTTGAGTTCGCATTTGAGAAGCTGGTAGAGCAGCTGCAGGACACCGGGGTGCTCAGGGCCGCGCGCTTGGCCGACGAGCTGGAGGCTCCAGCACAATGGCTAGGCGTAGAGAACGAAGGCACCGACGCGCTGGCTGAGCTGGCGCGGCGCACCAGACGCACGGCAGACATGGCGCAGCAAGAGGCCAGCGCGTACCCGGCATCTGAGTGGGAGTTGATGGCCCAGCTCATGCTTCAGTACCTGCTGATTCAGGGCCAGCTGAACTCTCGGGAGTTTGCGGACTATCTGGACGTGTGCTTTGCGGGCATGAGGCAGCATGGGGCACCGCTCCACCTGCAAGGCGTTGTAGCGCGCTTGAGTGACTACAGCCGGGGCACCGGGCAGCTGCCGGAGTGGCTGCGAGACGCCCTTTCTTTGCGTGCCAGCGGGCCTGATGCTGATGCAACCCGTTGAGCACATGCACGGCGACGGCCTTGCGAGTGGCGGCGTCCAGGTTGGAGAACGATACGGTGCTCATGCCTCTGCCTCCAGGCGCTTGATCTTGCGCTCTACGCGGCGAGACTCCAGGCGGCAGCGCTCTGCGATGCAGCGCCATAGAAAGCGCTCATCCCAGTGCTCGCGGCCACCGGGTACGGTGCGGCGGCGGTCTTCGGCGGCAATGCAGCTGCGCAGGGCAACGCGATAGCGCTGCTTGAGTTGCTGCAGCGAGGTGGTAGTGGCGGCTTGTTGGATCATTGGAAGCCTCCTTGGCCAGCAGTCAGCAGCTCACCCACGGCGAGGATCTGCAGCTGGTTTACCAACTGGCTCAGCAACTGCTGCTCACCGGTGGTAACGCGCTGGATCGGACCGTTGAGCTGGTAGCGGGTAATGGCGTCGCGCAGGGCGTTGAGTGTGTCGGCCTGAGAGACGGGCGAGCTGGCGATAACAACGTCCAGCAGGCGGCTGTAGGCGTCGACCGGTTCGGCCGGGCCGAATGCGGGTTGCGGGTTGAAGGTCATGGCGGTGGCCTCAGGCAGCGAGCTGTTCGACTGAGAGCTTCAAGCCGAGCTTGATAGCGATCTCATGTGCGGTGCCGCGGTGGCCTTTGAACTGGCCATTGATGACCATGTAGACGGTGCGGCGGTTGTACTCGTTGGCCTCTGCCCAGGTAGCAATGGCTACACCTGCAGCCTGGAAGAGTTCTTTGACCTTCTCGCCGGAATACGGCTTGCGGGTGGGTAGCGGATACGGGACTTTCATGGCTGAGTTCCTGTCGGCTGAAAGATTACTAATCAGTCAACGCATGTGCAGTGCGTTGGTATGGACTAATGATGGTACGGAAATCCGTACCCGTCAAGCGTTAGGTGCGAAAATCCGTATGAGCACAATGGGCGAGAGGCTGAAAGAAGAGCGCGAGCGCTTAAAAATGACTGTTCTGGAGTTCGCAGAGGTTGCTGGGGCAAAGAAAAACACGGTCATTGATTGGCAGAAAAATGTTTCCAGTCCGCCAGCAGCAAAGCTGGAGGCTCTGGCGAAGCGCGGTTTGGACGTTTTGTACGTGGTGACAGGCGTGAGGGCTGACGCTATCCCCGTGCCCAAGATCGAGCCGATGAGCAAGCGCGAGCAGGCGTTGATTGCCAACTATCGCAACTCAACTGAGGAGGGCAAGCGCGCCCTAGAGGGCGTGGCTAGTGCTACGGCTCACATGGATCGTGGAGAGAAGCGCCAGGGCGGCGAATGATGGAAAATACTAAGGGACTAGGAGAGTGGATATGGCTTTGATTCAGTGTGATGAGTGCAAGCGTGAAGTATCAGATATGGCTTTTGCCTGCCCCGGCTGCGGTGCACCTATTAAGCCAGTGCCTCAGCCCGCTAGCCAGGCTGAGACCCAAGAAGCGGTCATGAAGGGCCACCAGCGATCGTCCTTCAAGCAAGGGCTTGGAAACGCAATCGCGATTTTCTCGGTCATCGTAGCGTTTCCGGTGGGTATGGCATCCAGCTTCCAGGCGGGTGCCGGTGTTGCATTTGTAGGGTGTGCAATCGGCGTTGCTGTCGCCTACCTCTGAGGGCTGGTCATGAAAGGTTTGGACATCGTTGGGCTCTCTCTCATTTTGTTGAGCCTGGTACTGGTGTTTGCGTTTGGCGTCACTCAGAGCAATCCCGAAATGGGCGGGTATAGCTTGAATGACCTTGGGCCGATCTGGCCTGGGGTGATCGGTTTGATTCTGGTCGTTGTGGCGAGGTTTACGGGCCGCAAAGCGTAGAGTCGGTGCAGTAACCATCAGCGGCCAATCAATGTGGTTGGTAACCAAGGAGGAGCCAATATGGCTAAAAGCAAAGGGAAGTCTTTAAGAGTACTAGCGGCGACGGCAACCGCCATTCTGGTGCTGTCGGGCTGCACGAGCGTCAAATACAACGGCGGCGGCAGTCGAGAGTACTACATCAACGAACCACTCCCCGGTCAGGTGGCGACCCGCTCCATTGGCGATGAGATGCTCACCAAGGGCAAGGTGGTTGAGGAGTATGTGCTGGCCGTCAGACAGTCCATTCAGGGAGCGCTTTATGCCATTCCCGCCGGGGATTATGTCCAGGTTGGTTCGGATGAAAGGAACTACTTTTACTCGCCCATTGGCGTGACCAAAAGCCCGATCGCAGACCCGATTACCGCTCTGGCCGTGGGCCGCACACCTGGTTCCGAGCTTTGTGCGGTGGCCGTCTTTGGCACCAGCACCTGCTATTCAGGGAACTTCGCTCGGACGAAACGCACGCGCGCGGGGCAGACGGGGTTCCATCAAACCCTGCTCTACAACGGCCGCATAGGCAACAAGATCAATATCGGCTACCGCGAGTTCAACAACGACATGGCCCGCCCCGCGTTCAACAACGACGTCGAGTACGACCTGTCAGCCTCTACGGTGATTGGTTACAAGGGGGCATCTATCGAGATCATCAAGGCGGATAACAGTAGCATCACTTACCGGGTGCTCCGCAGCTTTGCGGGGCAGTAGATGCGGCTTTTGCTGAGCCAGTCGCCGTTTGTTTTGCCCCTGTTCAAAAGACTCTAACCGCTCGACCTGACACCCTCGACCTGTCCCTGGCAATAACGCCATTGTGCAGGTTGAGGAGTGTTACCCATGTATGGTTCCCCCGCGTGTAACGCCGGATCGCGCTTTCCCCGGCTGACTCTCTGGATTCTGGTTTCCGTGTTCCTGCTTGTTGCTCTGGCGCTTGCTGCGCCGGAGCAAATGCCGGTGATCGCCTACAAGGTTGCCCTGGTGACCCTTGGCGTGGTGCTGGCCTACTGGCTAGACCGCGCTTTGTTCCCCTATGCCCGTCCGCATGAGTACATGCCTAAACCAATGGGGCCTGGCGGTTGCAGCCCACACCCTCAGGATGCTGACCGCGATACCGTTGCCTTTGCAGCCGCGTGCCTGCGCCGGGCGCTGATCGTGCTGGCCTGTGTGCTCGGCCTGACGCTGGGGCTGTAGCCATGCAGGCCCGCGACCGTATCGAGCGCCGGGGCAACTGCCGCCTGTTCAGCCTGATCGTGCTGCTGATCTGGGTGATCATCTTTGCCCTGGCTAACTGTCAGCCCGCTGCTGCCGACGTGCCGCGCGCTGCAGAGCAATATCGGCGTGACCTGGTGCGGGTAGCCCAGCACGGTTTCGGCCTTGGCGCGCCGGTGGCCACGCTGGCGGCGCAGATACACCAAGAGAGTGGCTGGCGACCTAATGTGACGAGCCATGCCGGCGCCCAAGGGCTGGCGCAGTTTATGCCCGCAACCGCCACCTGGATGGCTGAGCTGTACCCGCGCCAGGTTGGCCCGGCCCAGCCGTTCAACCCCGGCTGGAGCCTCCGCGCCATGGTGGCTTACAACCAGTGGCACCTCGAACGCATCCAGGCCGCGAGCCCCTGCGAGAAGTGGGCAATGGCGCTGGCCGCTTACAACGGCGGCCTCGGGTGGATCAACCGCGACCGCCGGTTGGCGTCTGCTTCCGGGGCCGACCCGCTGACCTGGTTCAATTCTGTCGAGCGGTACAACGCAGGCCGCTCGGCTGCCAACTTCCGCGAGAACCGCAATTACCCCCGCAACATCCTCGAACGCTGGGAGCCGCTGTATGTGGCTGCAGGCTGGGGACCGGGTGTGTGCGCTGAGAGGTATCAGCTGTGAG